AGCAGCAGCTCGACCGTGACGACATCCTCGATGTCACCGACTTCGACATGGTCACCTTCCTCAAGGGTGAGATGCGGCTCATGACCGAGGAGGAGATCGCGCGAGCGGTTCTCATCGGTGACGGCCGCGACATCTCGGACGAGGACAAGATCAAGGACCCGATGGGCGTCCAGGACGGCCTGGGCATCCGGTCGATCCTCAACGACCACGAGTTCTACGTCACCACCATCAACGTCAACGTCGACGACGCCAACTCCAGCTACGACGAGGTCGTGGACGCCGTCATGGACGGCATGGAGTTCTACAAGGGCACCGGTACGCCGACGTTCTTCACGACCATCCCGCAGCTCAACAAGTTCCTCCAGGCCAAGGACCTCAACGGTCAGCGGTACTACAAGAACCGCCAGGAGGTCGCCGACGCGCTGGGCGTCGACAAGATCGTCACCGTCGAGCCGATGAAGGAGGTCGCGGGTCTGATCGGCATCATCGTCAACCTGATGGACTTCAACGTCGGTACGGACCGCGGTGGCGAGCTGACCACGTTCGACGACTTCGACATCGACTACAACCAGTACAAGTACCTGATGGAGACCCGCATGTCGGGTGCTCTCGTCCGGCCGAAGGCCGCGATCGTCATCCGGAAGACCGCCGCGACGTCCGTCCTCGTGACCCCGGTCAAGCCCGCGTTCAACAAGACGACGGGTGTCGTGACCATCCCGACCGTCACCGGCGTGATCTACAAGAACGCTGCGGGCACCACGCTCTCGGCCGGTGCGATGTCCGCCATCGCTGCGGGTGAGACCGTCCGGATCTACTCGGTCGCGGACACGAACTACCACTTCGCGAACAACCAGGAAGACTCCTGGCCGTTCACCCGCGACGCCGCCTAAGAGGCAGGCCAACCAGTCATGCGATTTTCAGGAAAGGTGGGATACGGAGAAACTGTAGAAACCGCACCGGGCGTGCACGAAGACCAGGTGACAGAATTCACATATTTTGGTGATGTCATCCGGAATTCGCTGAAGTCCCAGAGCGGTGAGAGCGTCAACAACGACCTCTCGGTGAGTAATTCCATCAGTATCGTTGCGAACGCGTATGCCCGCGAGCATTTTAAGGCGATTCGCTATGTTGAATGGGCGGGGACTAAGTGGTCGGTCACTGAGATCGAACTACAGCATCCCCGCCTTATTCTCAGGCTTGGGGGTGTCTACAATGGGCACACGCCTTGAGTTGCATACACTCCTTTTGGGGTTGCTTGGGAATCCGAACGTATATTTCCAAGCACCCCCAAACAATGAATTGCATTACCCCTGCATTATCTACGCCTGGGACGACACGAAAACCGACTTCGCGGACAACTCTCCCTACAGGCGCTCCAAGCGATATCAGGTGACAGCGATCGACCGGAATCCGGACTCGCTGATCCCCGACGATATTGCTCAGTTGCCGTTGTCCTCTATGGAACGAACGTTCAAGAAGGACAACCTCAATCACTTCGTCTTCACACTTTACTTCTGAAAGGAAGTAACACATGACCAGGATCGCCTGGGACCAGGCCGGAGAGCGGGTCTACGAGACCGGTGTCGACCGCGGCGTCCTCTACCCCGTCGACAACGAGGGGAACTACCCCGAGGGCTTCCCGTGGAACGGTCTCACAACCGTCACCGAGTCGCCGTCGGGTGCCGAGGCCAACAAGACCTACGCGGACAACCGGGTCTATGCCGTCCTCGTCTCTGCGGAGGAGTTCGGCGGCACGATCGAGGCCTACACCTACCCCGAAGAGTGGAAGCAGTGCGACGGCTCCGCCACTCCTTCCGCCGGTGTGTCCGTGGGTCAGCAGAGCCGCCGTGCCTTCGGTCTCTCCTACCGCACCCTCGTCGGTAACGACCTCCAGGGAACGGACTTCGGCTACAAGCTGCACCTCGTCTACGGTGCGACGGCGGCACCCTCCGAGAAGGCCTTCGCCACCGTCAACGACTCGCCGGAGGGGATCACCTTCAGCTGGGAGGTGACCACGATCCCGGTGGACGTTCCCGGTACCGACCCGGCCACTGGCAAGCCCTACAAGCCGACGGCCCTGCTGACGATCGACTCCACCAAGGTCGACCCCGACGCTCTCGCCGACCTCGAGGACTTCCTCTACGGCACTGTGGGTACCGACCCGTCGCTTCCGCTTCCGGGTGACGTGCTCGCGATCTTCGCGGCGTCGATCTCGGAGGTCACGCCGACGGCTCCGACGTACAACTCGACGACGGATCTCATCACGATCCCTTCCGTCACGGGAGTCGTGTACAAGATCGACGGCGTCACCGTCCCGGCCGGTACCGTGCCCATCACCTCGGACACGATCGTCAAGGCCTACCCGACCACGGGCTACCGCTTCCCGCCGGTCGTGCAGGACGAGTGGTTCTTCGACTTCTCGTAATCCATCGCATGACAGAAAGGAGACCAGAGAGTGCTTGTCGTAACAGTTCCTCTGCGTGAAGGATTCAATCACGAAACGCAGGAATTCGTGGTTCTTGACGGGTTCGAGCTGAAACTGGAGCACTCTCTGGTCACCTTGTCAAAATGGGAGTCACATTTCAAGAAACCGTTCTTGAGTGACACTGAGAAGTCCGATGAGGAATTGCTTTGGTATGTCAGAGCGATGATCCTCAACAAGAAAGTCCCCCCGGAGCTTTTCCTCCGGATGTCGAAGCAGAACATCCAGGACATCAACGATTACATCGAAGATTCGATGACTGCGACATGGTTCAATGAGCCGAAGACTTCCGGAAAGAGCCGAGAAAAGATCACCGCCGAACTCATTTACTACTGGATGATCGAGTTCGGGATCCCCGTCGAGTTCGAGCACTGGCATCTGAACCGTCTGCTGACTCTGATAAAGGTGTGCAGTCACAAGAAGGCTCCGCCCAAGAAGATGAGTCCAGCAGAAGCGATGCGGATGCGGGAAGAGCTCAACGAACAGCGTAAGAGAGAAATGAAAACGACAGGCTGAGGGGAGGAAGCTGAATGGCGAGGATCGTATGGGGCGCTACAGGCGAGCGTTACTACGAAACCGGTGTCGACCGGGGTGTTCTGTACGTCGGATCGCTTCCTGGTGTTCCTTGGAACGGTCTCACCTCAGTCAACGTCAGTTCTGACGGAGGAGATCCCAAGCCGTACTACATCGATGGCGTCAAGTACCTGAATCTTCCTTCTCCGGAAGATTTCCGGGCGACCATAACCGCCTACACGTATCCCAGCGAGTTCGGGGTCTGTGACGGATCGGTAAAGGTGCGTCCGGGTCTGTTCGCTACCCGGCAGAGAAGGAAGACGTTCGGCTTCTCGTACCGGACCATGATCGGCAACGATATTTCTGCCGAACACGGGTACAAGATCCATCTGATCTACAACGCTCTGGCTGCCCCATCGGGAGCTGATTACCGGACACTCAGTGACAACGCTGATCCGGAGGATTTCAGCTGGTCGGTAACGGCTCGTCCACCGGTTACAACCGGCTATCACCGCACTCCTCACATCGTTATCGACAGCCGTACGACCAACGCTGAAACCATAGCGGTTCTCGAGGATATTCTCTACGGAACCAACGAATTCGAAGCCCGCTTGCCCGACTTCGACGAACTCGTAGAGATATTCGATGACAATGCCACGTTCGAAGTCATCGACAACGAAGACGGAACGTTCACGGTCATCGGTCCGGAGAGCGCCATTCAGATGCTGGACGAAGAGACGTTCCAGATCACCTGGCCGACGGCTATATTCATCGACGAAGACTCGTACACAATCAGCTCCTAGCAGAAAGGCGGTTAAATGGCTACCGTCACGGGATTGACCGCCGCTGCGATGATCGCGATCCGTGATCAGACGATCGTTGAGGCTGAAATCACGGGTGGGCATCTTATTCTCACCCGGTACGACGAGAGTACGATCGATGCCGGTTCCATAGCGAGTGCCGTAGGTGCCGCGACGGACACCACTGCGGGTGTGGTCGAGCTGGCCACCTCGGCAGAAACGATCGCCGGAACAGATTCCACAAGGGCGGTCACTCCGGCAGGACTTCTGTCCCTGGCTTCTACCAAGCAGCCGATCGACGACGATCTCACCGCTATCTCCAATATCTCTCCGGCGAACGACGACTTCATTCAGAGGAAGTCCGGCGTCTGGGTGAACCGTACTCTGGCGCAGGTCTCATCGGATCTTTCGGCAACTCTCCTGCCGAAGACCGGCGGCACCATGACCGGTGCGATAACCTCCAATCGATCGGCAACCACCGATGTGATTCTCGGTGGCGGGATAAGTGGTGATACTTTCGACCGAGTTCGTGAATACGCTGACGGTAAGCGCGAAGTCGGTCCTGGTTCCGGTGCTCGTGATGTGAACTGGTACCGAGCTAGCTCGGGGCTCTGGCGAACCGACCATTCGGTGGATATTGTCACCAACCTTACCGTTGGTGGTACGGCTGGCTTCACCGGTGCTTTTACCGGTGCTTCCAACATGAATGTCGGTGCCTGGACTTCGTGGACTCCGACTTGGACCACTTCCAGCGGGTCGGCAACTCCATCGTTCGGTAACGCCACCGTCGACTGTAAGTACGTCCGTTTCGGTCGCACCATTCATTACCGGATGAACATCGTATTCGGTAACACGACCAACTTCGGAACATCCCCCACAAGCTCTGACAACTGGCTGTTCTCGATGCCGGTAACTGCTGCGGCTTCGGGTGTCCCTGTCGGATACGCTTCATATTGGGTGGGAAGCCTGACAAAGGCGACGGCTGGTCTGGCTCATCTGAACTCGACCACTCAGATCATCCTCTACACGGGTTCGGGAAGCGCTGACAACTCTTCTCTGGCCGGTGGAATCGTGGACTCCGTCAGCCCTCTGACCTGGGCCAACGGTGACCGTCTCTCCATATTCGGAACCTACGAAGCTGCTGCTTAGGAGGCGGTTTTGGGTACACAGGTCAAGCTATATCTGGCCACACCACGGATCATACAACCGAAGACCTGGACCCGACTGGTTTTCGACAAGGTTCTTCGCGATGACGTAGGTATGGTTCGCGATCTTTCCTTCGTCGTTCCGAAGAGGAATACAGACTTCATTTGGAGTCGTGAGATCACCTGGGCAGACCTTTCGGAGATTCCTCCGGATGACGTCCGTCCTCGTCAATTCATGTCCAGGTTCATGCGTGATCTCACGGACGATGACACCGGAACCGACAACGAGATCGATACTCCGGGTCGAGACTGGGACATGGCGACGTGGCAGTTCCATGGATTCGCGAACCAGAGATACTGCGCTGAAGTCTGGCACGACCACCACGAACAAGCACTGATCGACCACGCCCAGTTTGTAGCAACGACCTGGGACTACTGACCAAACTCGTCCCGAAGGGGTCGTATGATACGCATCACGTCGTCCGGCTCCTTCAAGAACACCGAAGCTTTCTTGAACAGGGTTTCGAGAGGTGATATTTACCGGTCGATCGTTGCCGGTGCCGAAGCAGGAGTAAGAGCTCTTGCCGATGCCACCCCTCTGGATTCAGGACTTGCTTCGGATTCCTGGGATTACGAGATCGAACGTAGTGGGAAAGCCGTCACGATCAAGTGGACGAACAACGACGTCGAGAACGGATTTCCTGTGGCTATCATGCTGCAGCTCGGTTACGGAACAGGTACGGGAGGCTATGTGCAGGGCAGAGACTACATCAACCCTGCCATGAAGCCTATATTCGACAAGATCGCGGATGATGTCTGGAAGGCGGTGACCTCGGCATGAGCAGTATCGATGAGCGCGTTGTACAAATGCGTTTCGACAACGCGGCTTTCGAGCGGGGTATTGCCAGGACCCGCGACTCGCTCGGCAGGTTCACCAAAGAACTCGAGATGAAGGGTGCCACAAAGGGCCTTTCCGATGTCGAAGCCGCAGCCAAAAGACTGTCTTTCAAGAACATCGAATCCGGTGTTCAGGCAGTTGCGGGTCATATTCGTACTCTGTCTACCAGTGCCGTTCAAGGTCTCGAAAAGGTCGGGCACGGTGTTCAGTCGGTAGCTACCAAGGTTCAAGCGATGTCTGCGAACGTCGCCAAGAACCTGAACAGCATCGACAACGAGGGCAAGAAGGTCTCGTTCAAGAACATCGAGCAAAACGTCCAGGCCATATCCGACCGCTTCAGAGCGATGTCGGTCGTGGCTACGACTGCTCTCGCAACCATCGCTCACCAAGCCATATCTGCCGGTGGTCAGTTGGTGAAGTCTTTCACCTTCTCCCCCATTACGGATGGTTTCCGTGAGTACGAGACCAACCTGAATTCGATTCAGACCATCCTGGCTAATACACAGGCCGCCGGTACGAATCTTCAGGATGTCACCAAAGCGCTCGATGAGCTCAACCACTACTCCGACCAGACGATCTACAACTTCTCCGAGATGGCGAAGAACATCGGTACCTTCACGGCTGCCGGTGTTGCCCTCAAGCCTGCTACTGCAGCAATCAAGGGTATCGCCAACCTGGCGGCTCTTTCCGGATCGAATTCGGAACAGGCCTCCGGAGCCATGTATCAGCTTTCTCAGGCCATATCCGCAGGACGGGTTACGCTTGAGGACTGGAACTCGGTCGTCAACGCCGGTATGGGTGGTACCGTATTCCAGAGGGCTCTGGCTCTCAATGCTGAGAAGATGGGAACCCTCAGCAAGGGTGCGGTAAAGCTCAAGGGTGACATGAAGAATGTCACGATCGAAGGAAAGTCTTTCCGTGAATCCATCACGGCTAAGCCTGGACAGGAATCGTGGCTCACATCGGACGTTCTTACCCGGACCCTTTCGCAGTTTACGGGTGACCTGTCTGATGCTGAACTCGCTGCGCAGGGATTCAGCAAGGCACAGATCAAGGCCATTCAGGATCAGGCCAAGAGTGCGGCGACAGAGGTCAAGACCGCAACCCAGCTCTTCGGCACGTTCAAGGAACAGCTCGGTTCCGGATGGGCACAAACCTGGGCGCTCATATTCGGTGACTTTGCCGAAGCCAAGGGCTTGTTCACGGGTATCAGCAACAGCATCGGCGGAATTCTTCAGCGTTCTTCCGACGCCCGTAACAAGATGCTCAAGGACTGGGATAAGCTTGGAGGCCGTAAGGCCCTTATCGAAGGCATTACGAACGTCTTCAAGGCTCTTGGTTCGGTAGCGGCACCGATCAAGGATGCTTTCCGGGACATATTCC